GGTTTTCTTGCGGGTATGTCTGAGAGTATTGTCTCTAGCATTGAAGAAGAAGAAGCGCAGCAGCGTAGATTTGATCTCATGGCTGAAACAGATGCCATGAAGCAACGCAATGCACGTAAAGCTGAACGTGATAAGAAACAAGCTGTACTTGAAGAATCTACTAAGTATCTTGAATCATTAGGATATGATGAAGATAGTATTGCACATATTGCCAAACAGGGTAACTTGGCTATTGATGATGCTATTACTTATGGTAGACTTGCACGTGAAAAAGGTATGGACATTAATACAATTTACAAGTTGGAAGGTGTTCGTGATCCTAGTGACACTAAAGAAATAGTAGTTGGGCCACAACAGGCTACAGTAACAACTGGTGTTGGTGCTGTGTCAGACTTTACTGGATTTGATAGAGATAAATTACAAGATCTTTTAGCTCCTGATTTAAAAGATAAGTTTCAAAGTAGTTTAGATGCGGCATATGCAGTAGAAAGTCAGAAGGCTTTATTTGCTAAAACACCTGAAGAACGTAACGCTGCAGAGCAAAGAGCAAATAGACTATTACAAAGAATGAAAAGCACAGAAGGTGCTGAAGAAGGTAGATTATTCTCTGAAGGTACAATTGGTACAGAGGTAGCACGTGCACGTAAGGAAGCTAGAACTGCATTAGACTTTGCTACAGGCAAAGAAGGTGAGATTATTGGCGGTATTACAGGTAGAGTTGCACAGTTTAATGTTGCTGAACTAGCTGCAGCCAAGAGTTTGTACGCATTTAATTATAACGCAGATACAAAACAACCTATGGACGCACTTATGAGTAATAATATTACTGCTATGCAACGGGGTGCTCAAAGTAAACTGCGTCAGTATGGTTCACGTATGGCAAATGGTAACTTTAATAGTCCTCTTGAAGCTAAAAAACTAAAAGGTGTTCAAACTGAGTCTATAAAACAGGCTGATGGCAGTATGAAAACACAAGTAACAAGCTACAAACCTCTTAGTTTAGAGGCGGCAAGCAAGGTCAGTTTAAAGTAGGTGATGTTGTTCTTGTAAATGAAAAACAAGAAGATGGAAGCTTTGTAACTAAAGTACAAGTCTACACAGGACTGGAAAAGTATAGTGCAAACCACGATTTATTCTTTAATGCTGCTACACTGAACCTACAGTAATAGGTACACCTATGGACAATAACTTTTTAATGCCTGAGATAGGCGAAGAAGAAGACTACATGACTGTTCCACAGACTTCTGTAGAGCAAGAGTCTTCCGTAACTATTCCTCAACTACCTGACATGATGATGCCAGAGATAGAAGAAGAGGAAGAGATACAAACATTTTCCCCTAGCTGTGCCTACACCACAGACTGTGACTGCAGAGTTACAGGAAACTGTAGATGCAGCACAGCCAGCAATAGATGATCTTGATGCACGTATAGATCAGAAGTTTGGTGAAGCATTATCTATGCGTGAATCTCAACTTGACTTAGATTATATGCAAGCTCAGTTAGAGATTGAACAAAAGCAAGTAGATAAAGATCTAAAAACCCTTAAAGGCGTAGCTGAAGCAGGTGGAATGACTGTAGAAGAAGTCAAACAGAAAATGTTACAGAAATATCCAGAGTCCTCTATTGATTTAGATGCACAAGAAAGAGTTATGATGACGATTTCTTCACAGCTAGATAAACCTGAACAACAAATGGAAACGTTAAAAGCTAAATTAAAAAGTGAAAACTTTATAACTAGTGGTCTTACAGAAAAATTATTAAGTACCAATCTGTCTTTAAGCGCAATAAATATTCTTGTATCTGCGGATGAGGTTGCTGATCCTTTTACAGCTATAGTTAACGTGCCTATATACTACAGAGATGCACAAGAAGCTATACGAAATGGTGACTATGCAGGTGCTGCAGGTGCTATTGCCCTTGGTACACTAGACAGTCTTGCTGCACTACCTGTGGCTAAACTTGCTACTACTGGTGTAAATAAAGCATGGAAAACTGTAAGCGGTGGTGGTGAGTATAGTCGTGTACAAACTGCAATGGCTAATGAGTCTAAAATTGCTGATGACATAGCTAAAGCAAATAAAATAAAAGCAAATGAAAATAAAGAATTACGTACACAATTAATACGTGAGTTTGAAGAACGTAATAATGTAACAATTTCTGTAGAAGATACTACTGGTAATTTAAAAGTTGATCCACAAAAGGTTAGAGCAACAGGTAAACAAAAAGTTACAGACTATTATTACAATGATAAGTATGTAGGTGAAGATGGTAAGTCATTAGGTCTGGACGATCTTGCTATTAATGAAGATGATCTAGCCATACCTATTTTAAATCCTACAAAGATGGATGCTTTTGTTGGTGTTGTAAAAGATTTAGTTGACCTTAATCCTACGGCACTAAAAACTGATAAAGGTGAACGGTTAGTAGATAGAATATTTGATCTTACATTAGATAAAGAATTATTAGCTAGTGAAGATTTATTAAATGTCTTAAATAAACACGGCATGTCCTACGAAGACTATGTACTTGGGGTAGTTGGATCTGGATCTGAGGCAGGTAAACTGCTTAATAGGTTGGGTCAGCTTAAACGCATCAAACCTACATCTGTAAAAGATCAACAAGCTGAGAAAGCTAGACTTGCTACACAGAAAGCACTAGGTAAGTTCTGGACAAACACAGTTTTACGTGGTGAGAATGTTCGTCGTGGTCTTATGGTGTCCTCACTTGCTACTGCCGCACGTAACCTACAGTCAGGCTTAATAAGATCTCCTATGGAGTCATTGGGTGACGTAATGGATACTGCCCTTATAAGCTACGCACAGGCCGCACAGGAAGGCAGTAAGTTTAAGGGTATAGCTACTGCAGTAAATAACATTAACCCACTGGTGCGTGACGGTACGTGGTCTGGTAGCTTCCGTAATATGCGTTACATACTTAGTGACCAAAATACTGCAGAACAATTTACAGATTACATATTAGATAGACCAGAGTTAGCTGATCAATTTGAAAGAATGTTTAATAACATTGGTGAGATACAGATGCTCACAGGCCGTGGTCAGGCTACAACAAAAGTTGGTAAAGGATTAGACAAAGTAATGTCTAGGGTAGAGGATGTTGTGACATTCTTAAACAAACCTAACTTGTGGCAAGATCATATGATTAGACGTGCTACATTTTTCTCTGAACTAGAGAGGTTAACTAAAGCAAACTACGGTATTGATCTAAGGAAAACATTAGACGAAGGTAGAATAAAAGATCTGTTAAATGATGCACCCGACTTACGTAAAGAAGGTGCACCTTCATTTGTATCAATAATTGATGATGCAGTTAAGAAGTCTTTAGATGTAACTTATGCTAGTCCACCTGACTTTGCGCCATTTAAAACTATGTCAGATATGATTACAAAATCTGGCTTAACTGTCATTGTGCCTTTCCCACGTTTTATGTTTAAAAGTATTGAGCTAATGGCTCAGTATAGTGGTGGTGCAGGTATGCTTGCAATACGTAAAGCTATATCTAAAGAGTCACGTGCGGCTGGTATGGTTGCAAGAGACAGACAAGATATATCACGTAACCTTGTGGGTCTTGCTACTATGGCTGCTTTCTATGACTACAGAAAGTCTAACTATTCTACTGCTGATTACACTCAAATGACATATGAAGATAAGCAGGTAGACATTACAGCACAGTATCCACTACGTCAGATGTCATGGATAGGTGAAGCAGCTAAACGTATTGAAGAAGGTACACTAGCTACATGGGATGGCTTTCGTAAGAATGATGTAATGGAAACATTCTTAGGATCTTCTGCACGTACTGGTGTAGGCAACGTATTCATTGATGAGTTTGCTGCAGCAATATCTGACACAGACAGTATTGTAGATGAAGAAAAACGCAGACGTACACTTGGACGTATTACAGGACAGTTTGTAAACACTTATCTGACACCTATCTTTCAGCTATCAGAAGCACAAAGAGCTATAGGAATACGTACCAATGAGTATAAAGATACTGGCGTAGATCCTACACTAGAGGGTGGCTTTCAAGCAGAGTTTTACCGTGGTCCAATATCACGTGGCCTTGCTGCACCTTCGTATGAAGAAGAATTACCTGCACGTCAAACTATAGACAAGGGCACAATGGAAAGACCCAATGCTGCTCTTAAACTATTCGGTGGTTTGTCGGTACGTGAGAAAGATAGTGACATAACAGATTACCTAGTTGAGATAGGCTTTGGTGATCCTACATTTGAACTAGGCAGTAAGGCTAGAGTACCATCAGAAAGACGTAATGAGAATGAATTAATTAGTATATCATTACCTCTGGTGGTTGAGATAGCTAAGACTATGGCACAGTCAGAAGCTACCAGTAAAAAGGAAGAGTACACAATAGCTCGTAAGTACGTTAATGATGGATTGCGTGATCTTAGATCTGAATATCAAATGGAAGGTATGTCTTCTGCTCTTGTACAAGTTGTTGATCAATTAAATAGAGTACCTAAAATAGACAGGAGCTATGCATTACTGCAGTTCAAAAAGATTACAGGTAGAGATCCTGATGTTAATAGCATAGCAGATCTTACGACACTCATAGATCTATCGGAAGATGTTTACAAATAAAAGTTAAGGGGCCGCAAAGCCCCTTTTTTTATTATTATCTAGTGTCTCCACTGCCACCTATTGTACCAGACTTTTTTCTAGCACTTAGCTTTGCTTCATTCTGTCCAGCTATCATACCCAACGTAAGGTTAAGGTCAGTAGCAAGTGCAGCACAGTACCACAGTACATCACCTATCTCACTGGCTATGTCCTCTCGCCATGTCTCAGGACGCTTATCTGGGCCATCACGTATAAGCTTCTTTACTTTGTTGGCTACCTCACCTGCCTCACCCGCAAGACCCAATGCAGGATAAAGGATCTTGTGTTGCTCAGGATAGATAGCGGTACGAGAGGCACTACGTTGATACGCATTGAAATCAGACATGCTGTACTTCTCCTTTAGAAACTGTTCCGCTTCCTCTTTTAGCTTCATACGATATTACCCTTTTTAAATTATCATAGTAAGCTTTATTAAAACCCCTATGCCACTCACGATACTGCATTGTATCCTCATGGAAAGGGTTGATTAGTTTACCCCGCTTAAAGTTTTCGTAACCCATTTGATATTGTACTTTAAGTGGTGCATCGTATTTACCCAGACCACGATCTTTTCTGCTTGTTCTTTTTATCATAAGAAACTCCTTATGCTACGTTGATTAATGTTGCTTCGGTATAAGGCACATGGTAAAATTGTTCACCTGCATAGATGTTACGTCCACGTGCTTCACGTAGTTTGTCATCTGTTAGTAGTGAACTATCTATACACCAGCATTTATCCATGTCATTGCTGAAGATATAGAACTGTAAATTATCATGCTTAGATAGTAACTTCTTCTTACGCTCAAGTATACGTATCTCTGCCCAATTCGTAGGCCAGTCACCTACCCACGCAGTCTTTACTTCAGCTTCACTGTAATATTTTACTCCATCTTTTTGTGTTACAACGTCTGCATCGTATGACTCTGTGCTATCCACAAGTTCGTGACCCTCACCAATTAGGTGAGTGATCAGTGTTTGCTTTGCTGCTTCGTCATACTTAGCGTAAAGGTCACGTGAGAAAGGTTTTCTGTAGGCCATATCTTACTCCGATTCTGCTGGTGTTTCTGTTTCTAGTGTAGCCTTTAGCTTACCTACCAGTAGTTCACTTGATACTTTCAAGCTGTGTGATTGGTACTCTATCTGAGACTGGATCGTATTGTTGTAAGTAATCTCCTGCAACAATTTAGTCTGTTCTTCTGTAAAGTCATCTGTTTCATACTCTACGTCATCTAATGTTAGTTTAGCCATGTTATTTCTCCTTATGTAGCTGTAGGTAACTGTATGCAGTACGTAACTGCGGTTGCTTCTGGTGCAGGTTTAGTGCTCACTAATCTTTCTTCCATTGGTGCTGCTACTTTTCTACAACTAGCGTAGTCTGTAAACAATGTATGATAAGATTGTATTTTCATTTCACCTTGAAAGGTCATAATGAGCACCAACACATACATTAGAATATACCTGAGACTGTATCCACTACCATTGGGATAACAAAGTCTGCCAATACTACTGCACCTGCTATAAACGTCATTACTTCAAACATATTATATCTCCTTTATGTTATATCTACTATTTCACACACGTCACCAGTACAAGCCATAGTTTGCATTGCAATAGTGTTATCGTCTTTCTCGTACTCAGACAGCCCAGCCCAATCAATTCTTTCAGGCATAGTCTGTAATACCATCTTATATGTGTCTTTGTCTACCTCTTGATAAGGTGCTTGCTGATAAGTGTGTTCAGAGTGTGGTAAAAATGACACACCTGACATCTCATCAAAGTACTTGTACACAAATGCACCCACTTCCATCCACTCTTCCTCACGTACAGAGATTGTAACGCTAGGTTTGTGCTCACAGAAATGACGTTGATACATAAGCCACATCTCTAGTTGCTCAATGGCTGTCATATCGTTACGTGTGACAGACTTTACAGGTGAGGCAACAGGAAAACTAAAGACTGTAGTAGTCTCTGGCTTCATAACACAAGGCTCACTAGGTATACCCTGATCAGACATGAATTGTGTCAACGGATCTTTATTATCACCACGGACAGTACGGATATAATGGGAACTGTGGCGAGCATGTATGCCACTGGCACTATCCACCAGTTGCGAGACTGTTCCTGACGGTTTGACACATGTAATTGCAGCAGCAACAGGTATACCAAGACGGTCAGCCCATTCAGCATTAGTAGATACAGCGATCCCACGAAGATGTTCAAGTGTTTTCTCCAATCCTTTATTACGTAACGTCATTAACGGGTTGTCCATTATCCCTGTGAGTGACACACCAAGCAGTCGTTCTTCTTCTGTATTGGTAGACCACACCTTTCGCAGGTATGGGAACTTGGTGTACGTTGACTGGATAGTTCCCAGAATTGTTGCCAAACGGATCTTTCGTTCAAGATCTTCCAGAGTATCTGTAGCACGTACAACAACTTCCGTAAGATTGCAGAACTGATATGGACGAAGGATGATTTCGCTGCAAGGGTTAGTTCCAAACTCATAATCTGGATTTCTACGCTTAAACTTTTTAGCTTGGTTTTTAGCTGCTTGCCTATTGTATACACCACGTTCTCCTGATTTACTTTCTACTAATGCTTGCCATTCACGCATGAATGTTTCCATGTCGGGTTTCTCTGTATAACTAACACTGTTATTGGCTAGTGCACGATGTGCCGCAGTCTCCCACCACTGTCCTGACTTAGCATGACGCATACGATCATCTGACAGGTTAGATAAACTAATCATGGCTGACCTACGTACACCACCTACAACTACGATCTGTCCAATGAAGCACATAAGATCGTGACACTCTAGGCTGGATAGCTTACGTCCTTGTGCAGCCTTAAATGTAGTAACAGCAAAGTTAAACAGTTCCACCAAAGGTGCAGGACCACTGGCTCTACCACCAAAGATCTTTAGTCGTGCACCAGCAGGACGTACTTTGGAGACATCCCACTTAGGTATCTCACCAGCCCAGAGGAGAGCAAGCACTTGACGGAACGCTTTAGCCCAACCTTCCTTACTGTCTTTGACAACGACTGTGGTATCACTGTCGAACAACTCAGGAACTTCGGGGAGCTTAGATATGAACTGACGCTCGACACTGAAGCCGACACCAGTACCACACAAGAGGATGAACATAGCCTCGTCGAAGGACTTAGGGTCATCTACGGGTAGGTAGCTACAGTTGTATCCTGCAGTGTTGTCACGCTCTAGCGCCTTACCTGCAGTCATCATAGCTCTCATAGAGGGCATAACTTCTAAGCTAAGAATAGCTTGTTCAATATCGTGAGCAACATTAAAGTCAGCCTCACTAGCACCACTGTCAACTACAGGCTCAACTACGTTATTCATATAACGATCTACTGTTTCATCCCATGCTTCTCGTCTACCTTCTTCATCAAGCCATCGTGCGTAACGTGACTTATGAATGAAGGATTGATAGTCTGTTGGTAAATAATTGTCCATATACATCACTCCGTAATTAGTTTCATTGCTTTAATCTTCATACCATCTACATCGTAGATAAATTCCTGTAGTGCATCCTTTACTTCCTCATCAACAAAGCCATCCACAGGAATAGGATATTCGTCTTCGTCTAGTTCTAGTGTAAGAAAGACTTTAACTATCACCGTTCTCTTCCTCAATTAATTGATTCAGATACCACTGTGCTTTCTGTAAGTCTTCTATACCATTCTTGTATCTGTACCGCCATAGGTATTTCATAATGTTACC